TCTTGTCTCTGCCTATCATCATCTCCACCATCATCTTGTTCAGCTACTTTAGTAGTAGTTGGTGTAGTAGATTTAACAACAGGTGCTTCTTCCACAACTTCTTCAGGGTCTACATATGTATAACCTTCAGGTATAGGGTATATAGGCTCACCATTTATAAACGGTATCTTTAATATCATACCTGACTCACTTCTATATTCACGTAGCTCGTCATATCTGCCATCGGTATTACCTAGTAAGTTTTGAAATGTAGGTATAACTGTTTGTCCTGATTGACTTGTCTGACCTGAAAACTGTGGTGTAAACCCACCTACAGGTGCAGCTGTCGGTGCAGGTATTGTAGGTGCTGTATATGTATTTGTTGTAGGCAGTTGCTGATTAGCAAACTGTGACTGTTGTGTAAATGTATTAGGTGCTGTATTCACAAGTGTTCCTGTAGCAGCCTTGATAACACCCCCTTGTGCCATTTCAGTAGTTTCACTATTATACTGCTCTTCGTCTTCCATGTCAAGATCATTTATATCAAAAGGTATATCATCAGGTATGGTAGCTTCTTCTGAGTTACCCATCTGACCCATCTCTTCCATCTTTTTTAAACCCATCTTAGCTTTTTGTCTCATTTGCATTAGTTTTTCTAAACCAATAAAACGAACCACATCAGCAGGAAATACAAATTCTCCTTCACTTAATTGTGCAGGTATATCATCTCTAACTTCTTCTTGTGTAGAACCCGGAGGAACATCATTACCTGATACAGGATCAACTGTGCCGCCCTCATCTTTGAGACCACCATCGTCAAACATTTCCATTTGTTTATTCATTGTTACTCCACCTTCTGCTAATAATAGTCCACCTTTATTTTTCATAAAGTCAGGATCACCTTTTGTCTTTGTACCAAACACACCCTTTGCTTGATCTTCTTCTAATAACATATAACTGTCTGATTGCTTGCCTACATCAATAGTTTTAGGATCACGTCTACCTGCCATTGCTTCTTTTATCTGTACTGCTAAATCATCAGGAGAAGCACTACCAACTTCATATTCATTTTTATATACGTAAGAATCGTAGCCATTTTTATTAGCTACTCTTTTAATTGTTTCAAACCACTCTTTTCTGTCATTATAATTTTTAGTTGTGTCTAAGCCTACTCTTACTGCCCTGCCTGCTTCTAGTACTAAGTCTTTCCATAACTTTTTATCCATACCCATACGTTCAGCATCAGGTAACATATAGTATGTAGTACCATTCATTTTTATTGGTAATTTATTTTCAACTTGATCTAATATTAAATTAGCATCTTTAGGGTCTTGCATAAGAAAACGTAATAAATCTTTATCTTTACCACTAACAGCTATCTCAGCTAACCATCGTTTAGGTTCTTTAAAAGAACTTAGGTCAGGTATTCTTGCAGGTTTAAGTGTAGTTCTTAATTGTAGAGGTAATGTTCTTTCCCCTGTCTTTTTTCTAGTTCTTCGTTCTGCTTGTACAGGAGTTCCTACATGAAATCCTATGTCGGCAGCATCATCTTTTGAAACAAAACCAAACTTTTTAAAATTTTTAGCTGTAGCATGATATACTTTTTTTCCTTGATAGTCATCTTTTTTTAATATAGTAGAAGACGTAGGTTCTTTATCAGCAATAGATTTATTAATTGTAGGAGTATCACCTGCAAGAGCAGGTGTCATGTTCATATCTCCTGATGCTGTTTTAAAAACACTAGACATTTCATCTGATGCTTTTTTAATTACAGGTTTTAGAAAGGACTTAGCTGTTCTTCCAAACACACCTGCTACAGGAATAAGACCTGCTGTAACAGCAGTTGTATATAATGCACCCATACCTAATTTTTTAAAGTCAGCTTCTCTATAGCCTTCTTCAAATAAAGTTTTTATCTGTTTAACATCATCTGGTAATTCTTTAATAGCAATAGCATCTCCTGTTATAGGAGCTATAGAAGCAGCAGTATATGCTTCATCTTTGGTAACTCCCTCTTTATCTTTTTTTTCTAATTTAGATAAAACATTTTGAAACTGTTGCTGTGTAGAACTAGCCATTGTTTACCGATTCTCGTAATAACTTCATTCGTCTTAATGTTGCAATAGCTCCTTGTGATCTATGCATCATAATAACATTATCAGATTGCTCTAAAGCCTTTTGTTGTTGTTCAATCAATGCATCAATATAATTATTGAAGCTGTTCATTAACTGAAGGTTGTTCACCAACGGTTTCAGTTGGCTGAGTATTTGCTTGTCCACCTTGTTGAGGTACTCCTGTAAATCCTTGTTCTCCCGGAACTGGAGCTTGTCCTGTTCCTATGGTACTACCACCTGCTCCTGTTGGGTCTAGTGGGTTTGCACCTTCTTGGGGTTGTTGTTGTGCTTGTTGCTGTGGAGGTCCTTGAAACTGTTTCATTAGTTCTGCTTGCACTGCTGCTTCATCCATGTTGTTTGTCACTTTACTTGGATCAAGGTCTAATGCTTTAGCAATCTCTGTAATAATATACTGAAACTTAGCAAAAGGTGCAAGTACAGGACTAGATGCTACTTGTAAGAAAGACATTAATCTTTGACTTCTTACTTCATTAGCCATTAGACTTTCTGTACCTCTAGCTTTTACTTCTAGATCACCACGAATCTTAGGGTCAAAATCAAACTGCATATTAAATCTAAAAAAGCCTTCGCCTAAAGGTTTTAATAAATAGTCATCTACATTTTTAATAACAGTCTTAACACTACCACTTGCTGCGTTCATTAACATTGATATGCCTGATGCTGTCCTACCTACACCTGTAACACCTGTCTGTCCATGTGAGAATGAAGGTATACTTGTGCTTTCGTCTGCAAGCTGTCTAGCTTTATCAAATAACTGTATATTCTCTCCTGATACATTTGGAAACTTAGTACCAAATATAGCTTGACCCGGAGCACCACCTTGTCTTCTGAATATCTTGCCCGGATATACTGATAAGTCTTGCCCCGGAACTAAATTAGTTTCATCTACCTCTATAAGCAAGTTACCTGATAACACAGCATTATCAACAGCCATTCTCATAAAGCCATTCATAAGTGTTTGAGTATCATCCATGTTTTCTGCAACACCTACTCCAAAGAAAGAATATGGGTTTAATTCATAGGGAGAAGCCATATAGGGTATTCTAGCAGGCTTAAATGGATTTAAAACTGCTCTTATAATTCTATTATTACAACACCATATATTTACTTGTAACTCATCGTAGTCTTGCAAATCTTCAGGTATATCTACTTCTTGATCTATAAGAAGGTCGGTTTCCATCATACCCCAATATTCAATTACTTCATATCTATCTACATATGTTTCTTGATTATAATCGGTAAGATCATCTTCCCAATACTTCTTAACATAGTTCTCTCCTTCAGCTATTGCTTCTTTAATAACTTCTTCTCTAAAGAAAGGTCTATTTTTTAAAGCACGTAATTCTGATCTTGACATTTTATGTCTTTGTACAACGTACTGTGCTTCATCTATATTGTTAGCATCAGGATCAGGATAAAAATCCCAAACAGATACATGATTTATTTGAGGTACAGTTTTAAATACAGGATTATATTCACCTTCTTCATCCCAATTAGGATACTCTTTGTCAAAAGCAAAAGGTCCTTTCATAACACCTGTACCAAATAGTGCCATTTCAAAAGCTGTATTTCTTAAATGCTTATTAGCATTAGACTCTTCTAGTTGGTCATGGATTTTCTTTTCCATATTTTTTGCCGCAACCATCGCAGGACTAAACGTAATTGCTGAAGGAGTTTTACCCACACCTTCTTTAAGATTTTCAATATTCGACAAATTATCTGCCAAAGGACCAAGCATATCTTCCAAGCTCTTTGCAGTAGCTCCCTTGGGTAGTTCTTTGCCATCTCCTTTAAACCCATAAGGGGATAATAAATCATTATCTCCCATAAGTTCTTGAGGTTCTTTAGGATCAAAGTTAACATCTTTTGCTACTCCTTCTGGTAACTCCGTTGGATCAACACTCAACGGAAACTTATTATTTGCAAATAAAACATCAACAATCTGACCATAGGCTGCTAATGTTTTAGTCTTCGTTACTTTAATAAATACTCGTGATTTTTCTGCTTCAGTAAACTGAACATCAGGTCCATACAAACCCCTATAGTTTCTATATGCTCTAACCCATCTTTGCTCATCTTCGTATCTATAGTCTTCTGACTTTTTATACTTACTCATAACATAATTAGTTAAAGCTGCAGTAGATGGTTCGTTCTCTACTGAATTTTCTTCTGTATCTTCTAATGCTATTGCATCAGTATCCATATTTAAATCTTCATCTGCCATATTAATATCCAAAGGTTGCGTCAGCTACAGGCATACCCCTACTTGGTACACCCATAGGATCATAGTCAAATATACTAAATCTAGGTCTTGACATTATACCATATCTTAATGCATCGTACAAGTGATCTTCTGAATGAGTATCTATATCTTCAGGATTTTTCTTGTCGATAGGTAAGGCAGGTAGTTGCGATGTAATATTAGTACAATTATTAAAGAACACAAGTCTTGGTTCTTCTGTGTGCTCGTCTATTTGTAATCTTCTGTGTATTTCATTTTTACCTGATACACGACTGCCTTTACTTCTGTCTGAAGGTCTAAATCTGCATCCCTTCATAATCATCTGTTCTGCTAACGATGGTCCTGTGTCTCCACGTTTATGCCATAAAGAGCTATCTAATACTCCGTACTTTATATTACCATCACCTGCTTCTGCTTCTAATATCATATCTGCCAAATCTGTGGCAAGTACTTTGCTAACGTAAAGTTCTCTGTAGACAATAAGTTGTTCAGATGGCGATACAGCAAACCAAAGAACACCAGACTTACTACCATAACCATAATCGCAAGCTCTAAACTTAACCCAATTACTAGGTATGCGAAAAGGCTCAATAGTATGGATATTCCTATCAAACTCAGTAAAAGCAGCACCTTCCTTAATATCCCAATCGCCATCCAATAGTTGCCTTCGTTGCTGTTCAGGTAACGATAGGAGCATGGCTTCGTAATCCCCTTGCTCTGCAAGGTAAGGATTGTCTGATAATCTTGCAGGGATAAATCTCCTTTTGAATAATGATCTGCCAGCCTTCTCATGTCCTGCTGGATACTTGAGTGCTTCTCCTGTTTCAATATCTGTTGCATCAAACTTTTGTCCATAAGGTGCAGGATCAATAAACATTTTCTTTACCCAATGATGTCCTCTTCCTCCGGGGTTTGTTGTTGCCCTCATAAAAATTGGTAAGTCAGGTGCTGTAGAACGTAAACGTGATCTCATATAATTCCAAGCAAAGGGAGTTGCCCATTGCGTTAACTCATCAAAGCCTATCCAACTAAAAGCTAAACCTTGATATCTTAGAACGTCATCATCTCTATCAAGATAAGACATCCATAATCTTGCACCTGATGGTGCTACCCATTGCATCTTTCGTTCTGACCATTTTATACCAGACCAAATACGTGGGTATATCTCTTGTGACTTATATATAAGTTCTCGTAATTCTTCTGTCGTATGTCGTAATAACAATCCACTAAATGAAGGATGACCCATATAACGTAGTGGGTCTGCTAACATAGCATATGATTTACCACCACCTGCTGATCCACCGTATAGAACTTCTCTTTCACCTGCGGCTAAGAAGTCTGTTTGTGGTCCTGCATTAGGTTTGAAGATAACATTATTTTGTTCTTCAATAGATATAGTCTCAACTTTATCTATTACTTTAATGCTAGGCTTTTGCTCCTGTTCTACCTTCTTCGATTTTTTTGATCGTGTTGATCGCTTTTTCGGCATAGTCTGCCCACTTGCGTAGGCTTCTAGCTTTGTTCTTACGGTATTGCTCATGCTGTAATCTTTTTCTTAGTCCTACATGAGATATATAACGATCCGTTTGTTTTGTTAGCCAATTAGCTACCTCTCTGTATGAATACTGTTTAACGTAGTTTCTAGCCATCTCTAGCTTGTCTAACTCATTTTGTATAGGTTCTAGTACGTCAGGGTCTTCCAAGCTCTGTACGTAGCCAAAAGGCACTGTACGAGCTATGCGTGGTATCTGTGTCCATTCATTATCTTCTTTTAAGTCTGTTGGCTGTGGTAATTTCCACTTACCTACTGATCTATTCATCATCTTCCGTCTTCTTTACAGGCATAAGCATAACACCACCTGTAGATTCTACTTGCATCTTCTCTGTTTTCACTAAACCTGTTCTATCTAGTAACTCTTTTGCTGCTGCCATTTTATCTCTAATACCTAATTCTGTAGGATCATATAACCCACCTACCATAGCCATAGCCGCTTTAGGTGCATTTCTACTCATGTACATTTGTGTTGCTTCCATGATTTCTTCTTTCATAGATTTAACTATATCATTTGTAGATGTACCATCAGCATATCCTGCTAACTTTTTAGCATGTACAACATCTCCCCCTGCTTCATCAAATAAAACAGCTAGAAACTTTTGTTGTCTTTCAGTTAGTTCTTTACTCATGCTGGTATTTCCTTAATCATTTGTTTGTCAACACGGTCTATAAGACGTTGTGCTCTGTTAGGTGTCTGACGATACCAATTACTGTCTTCCATTTCATCTGCCATTTTTGCCCAATCCAAATCTTCTACAGCAGCAATCATATTTTTAAATTTGGATAATCTTGGTCTGCCTAATTGAAAACACATATTTGCTAATACGTGTTGTATGTCTTCTGGCAGATTGTCAAATTGAGAGAACAATAAGTTACAATCGTTTATAGTTGTTTTAATGTCTCTCTCAAACCAATCATTTACTTGCTCGTTAGGTACTTTAGTTCCTACAGGTTGGTCATAATACTCTGTATCCCATTCAGTTATAAGATGTCCTATACCTCCGGTTAAATGCCCAAGTGAGCAGTGGTACGTTTCGTATTTAATTCCTTCATCATCAGCCAATTCGTCTTGTAGTTTTATTAAATTCATTTGTTTTCCTTACATGCACAAATCTTGATACTTAGTTGTATAAAGTCTGTGCTTAGATAAATCTCTATTAGGGTTTTTAAACATCCATTTTAACCAATTTAACACTATTTTTTCCTTAATTTACCGTCAAATGATATTTTCTTTTCTCTCGGTTTAAAGTCAGAACCTTTACCTGCTGGACTAGAAGAAAAAGCAGCTATGAAAGCACCTGCTCCCGGAATAGCTCTTAAACCAATTTTCTTAGCTATGTCCTTTAAAGTATTACTAGTTCCTTTTTTAATAATATCTTTTTGTTTTTTTATTAATTCATTTTTAACTTTAATATTTGACTTAGACAAGTCAGAGTTTTTTATTTTCTCTAATCTTTTTAAATCTTCTTTAGCAAAAGATAATTTAGCTTTGTCTACCTTTGCCTTACTTTCCTTTATTTTTTTAGATTGCTTTTTCTTTCTTTTCTGTATTCTATCTGTTTTAGTATTTTTAGGACCTAATGAATATATACTTGCTGCACCTGAAGCACCTAATAAAGCCGCTCCTAAAACTTCTGTTTTTCTGTTAGTCACTATTTTTTCCTTAACATTTTTGCTGCTTGACCTGCACCTTTAATACCAAAGGATGCACTAATTGCTATAAATAAAAGATACTGATACCATTCAGGTAATGTATTTAATACTTCAAAGCCTACTCTTACATATTCTGTCATGCTAGGTATAAATACTAGTATAGCAGGTAATAATAAAACAATCAAGGCAAATTCGTCTTTCCAAGAATCCACCGTAGCATCTGCCATCTTACCTTCCCATGCAACCTCACCTGCTGCGACTTTCTCTGCAACAGTAGCACGAGCTTTAGCTTCTGCAACC